AATGCGAAATCTCATTGAAATATGCGGAAACGTCATACCCGGCGAGGTAGACCTTGGTTTGTTTACCGTGAAGGAACGGCATATCAATCCTCCGAAGATTCGGTCACAGGAGACGACTTGGAGCCCTTCTTAGCCTCAACCTCTTCAACAAGTCCCTGATCGATAACCCATTTCAGGGACTTCGTTGGGATGTCATCGATAATGTCGCCCTCGGCGAAATCCTTATCGGCGAAGGAGAGGCGGACGTTTGCACGGTAACTTGTCATGGTCACTTCCGGACGCGATAAACCCCGCACCAGCAAGGACACAAGGGTCACGGGGCTACCGGAAGCGGGGTCACTAGGGACACGAACTAATCGCATCGTAGTCTTCTAAACCGGATTCGTCAGCAACCCCCTAAGAGGCTCGGTTTTCAGCCTTGCACCGAGAACATCGAATAATCCACGGCCGGGTTACCAGCACAGCGATAATTCTGTTGCAACGCCAACAGCGGAGAGTTTCGTCCTGTGAATTGCCTCGCCCATACGGGTCAAGGTTCGACGAGTCCGGATTCACCACAGTCTCCACACAGCCATTGATCCCGACCATTCATAGTGGCGATCCGGATTGAATTGGGGTGCTTGCAACCCTCGTCAACTAACTCTTCAACAACTTCACCATCAATCGCATCAGGGTCGGCGTAGGAAAGGCTGACAATGGCGGCAACGCCTCGGGCCACGCCATTTAAAGAGGCTTTTACCTGCTCCAATTGATTTACCAGTTGGTTTGACAGGGCTTTCAGGAGTTCAGGATCTAAGCCGCTCATGTCATCAAAACCTGAAAATTGACGACAATCATCGGGCGATCGTTTTGATCCAAGCCGAGAGGCATTGTTGATCCGGAGGGTTCGATACGGATAAACCTGATCCCTGAAAGCGTCTGATTGACAATTGCAGAAAGAGTGTCTCGGGCTGCGTTCGCTTTGTCTCGGGTACCGGGGTAATCCTCTCGAACACCTCGGGCCTTGACTTGAATCCGAGGGCGTTGAATCGCATAAAGCCCGGCCCCCATAGTGAAGTCCGGTTGCATTCCCTCATATTCGTAAACAGCAACACAAGCGTCAGGGGTTTCAGGCATCGTTGACAAAAACAGGGTTGAGCCGAGAGTCCCGACTCCTGCTGTCTGAAGTTGTGTGCCTATGGCTTCCAACATTGCGGTCATTTCAAGCCTCGTAAGATTTTCAGCAATCGACCGTTCAGATCCGCTCGCATCGCAGGAAGACCTTCAAGAACGGGTTGTTCCAAATATTTGGCTTGCTCGGGCGAATTGTGGCGGTAATCAAGGTTTTCGTGCTGCACCAACGCATAAGCCTTAGCGGCACCGCCATAACCGATGATTACTTCCGGTTTAGCGGCAGAAGGATTAGGCGGTTCCACAACTCCCGAGCGGCGAAGAGTACCGGTTTCAACAGGAACGAGTCTTTGAGACTCGGCAAACATTAACAAGGCTTGCTGATACAGCCCACGGGAAAGTTCAAGCCGAACCTGATCGGGGACAGCGGCTAACTGCTTAGCGAATCGGTCTAGTTGCGAAAGATCAATTTCAACTGATTTTGCCATGACCCCTACTCAAAGTGGACGGTCGTGTGGTGTGCGCCGTCCTCGTCGCTGAATGTTTCAACGCTGGAAATCACTGGAGTGGCCCCCGAAGGCAACGTCAATTTGGCGTCAGTGCTAATCGCATAAGCGCCTCGTAGGTAGACACGGCCTGAGGAAACCCGTTCCCGACCGTCAGCACCCCTCATAAGACGAGTCTGAAACGAGACACGGCCAGTGTACGACGTAGATGCACCCCACGTCCGTTGGCCGTAAGAGTTCGTCGACGACCGTGGCTGAATAGTCACAGTGTCGTTCATCAACTCGTCAAATTCAGACTCAAAACTCATATTGTTGTTTCGTTCGGGTTCGTCTTCAGGTAGTCCATTTGGCCTACAGCAAATTCAGGGCCCAACGCATTCGGGTTCACCCACGGCACTGGCGGATCAAAATTGGCTGCCTGTTGGGTGAGACGCTGAGCAAGTTCGTAATATTTTTGAGAACGAGCAGAAAGAGACCGGGAAAGCGACATATCGCCAACCGACTTCGAAGAATCCGATTCCCGAGCCAACTTCGCTGCAATTGCTTCAGCCGCATACGGGGCAGCCAAAGGAGCAGATCCACGGGCCGAAACAAGCCAAGTGATCTCTTCATTGCTTAGTTGCTGATCCGTGGTATCGGTGTCACCAATGGTGAAACGAACCTGATCCAATGCGCTTGCGGCAGGATTGCCACTGTAAGTCCAAGTCATGTCGACCTCCGAGACTTGATACTACCCCCGGTTGTCAAACGCATGAAGGGGCACCCCAGTTAGTCAACCGGGATTACGTTCCGCCATTCCGGGGCTTCAATCGTTGTGTTTCTTGGGCTCGAAGGATGATCTCGGCGGCTACGTTCCGCTTCCTGCTTTTCTCTGCGGAGCAGTTCCTCAACCTCAGACTCTTTGAGTTCACGATGCCATTTCGGAGATCCAGTCATCCGACTACCTCCAAGTCACCCCAGCCACGGCCTTCGTAGCCGGTCCCAACCCCGAGAAGCAACTGTCCTGAAGGCGAGTGCTGCCCGGTTTGAGCAGTCCACCAATAAGAGCCGCCATCCTGAGCGGGACATTGAATGTGAAGCCGACCGGAACTTTCGGCCACGATCAAATGATGCAAATGGCCGGTGACAAGAATGTCGGCATCAGCCACGGGTTGACGTCCCATGACCTGTCCGAGCCACCACTTCTCGGCTTTACCAGCAGCATGACCGCCGCCCCGTCCGAACTGATGGCCGTGAGCAAATCCGACATTGATGCCGGAGATATTTAGGACAAGCGTGAGGTCTCGGGCCAGCACTGTCGACACGTTTCCGTAGCGTTCAGGGTTGGCGGCACAAATCTCGGCGATGTCTTCGACAACAGCCAAATCCTCGTTGTCAGTCCAAGTCGTGTATGCCTTGGATCCGGCTCCACCATTGCGGTTTTCGCCGTGGTTTCCCGGCACAGCAGCCATCACGACTCGGGGAGCAAGTAAAACGCATAGATCGACGGCTCGAAGCAAAAGTCGACGAACAACCCGTTTCTGTTCCCGACGATCCAAGTCAACACTGAAAGTCTGCATGGCGTAATGGCCGTCACAGCCTTCGACGAGGTCGCCCATTCCGGCAAGGATGATGGCTTCAGGGGCTCGGCCTTTGCGTTTCATCTCTTTTACTTTGTCTTCAATCGCATCGATGCCCCGGCAGATCCGTTCAACGGCAGCAGCAGAGCCGCCACCTTCACCTTTGCCCATCTGAAAGTCAGACAACGGAACTAGCAGACTTACCCCTGATTCGACGGGGGCAGGAGCCTTACGGGCCTTGCGGCCAGTGGCAATGCGACACAATTCTTCAACATCAGCCCTCTCAACGGTCGCCTGACGGGCTCGAATGGTGGCCCGGTAGTACCGGAGGCGCTTGATTTCTCCGCCACCGACATTCGCATCCCAGCCACGAATCTGAATTGAGCCGGGAACAACTTCGGTGGTGGCAGGGTCAAGATCCCAGTCTTTGATGAGTTCAGCCCACAAAGCATGGTTGGGTTCTGAATCCATTGGACCGGTCGTGAGAGTGCCCTCAGTGCCGTCCCAAGCGACTCCGGGTTCCCAGCCCTGTGGATGTGTCTGTTTAGGCTTTTCGACACGACGAAACGCATTGTCGACAGCGTCCGGGTCGTCGCCCGGGACGGCTACGGCATCATCAAAGTCGCTCACCAGCCGAACCCTTCAGGGCACGGACACTGACGGCGACGATGATTGCCTGCAATAAACCGGCTCACGGTGATACCCGTCGAAGTCTGTAGAGCAGTGGCAAAGACCTGATGATTAACTTCAAGGTCGGCCATGTAAAACAAAACCCGATCCTTGAAAGGCCCGGGTTCAATCGCATCGATAGCAAGACCAAGTTTGCATCCCTTGGGTTGCGGTTGTGCGGCTTTGACTGCTGCATCAAAATCGTCTGCTTTGAGTGTTGCCATTGGATTCTCCATTTCAGATGGTCCGCCCATCGGCCCAAGCCGAAAGCATAACCCCCCTTAGGGGCCTAAAGCGAGGATGCAGCAATCATGTAGCGGTTCGGTCGTAACCAACCTGAGTAACAGTCAGGATCACGGATGGGACAGCCGGTCGAACAGGCGTAGTTCTAGTGCCGGTAGCGACTAAACGCATATCGCTATCCGGGCTTGACCACATGAGCCGGAAATACTGTCCGGCAGTGAATGTGTAAACCCAATTCCAAGCAGCAAGCAACTTTGCGTTATTGCCGGCGATCGTGAGATCAGTGGCCGACCGTGCCACATTGTTCCCATCGATATCTAACCAAATTGTTACGTCATCAGAACCGGCATCGGTTTTGTCTAGTTGTGCCGAAAACTGGACGTTGTAGGTTCCGGCGTTAGCGATGACGATCCGACTTGAAGGCGACCCGATGGAAACCCCAAAAGATTCCTCAGTCGTGTTAAACGTCATGGGCGTTGCGGTGTTCGCCGAAATCGTCTGAGTCGTTGAATCAGAAAAAGCCCCGTAGTAGCCAAAACGAAACGCATCGGTTAAAACACCCGTGGCGCTTTGAGCGTTTTCGTTGCGAAGATTCCTGAAAAACCGACTGCCGTTGAAAGCCATCAGGCGGGCTCGGTCTGAGGCTCAGGAACAAACAACGGCACAGCAGACGGATCTTCAAATTCGTAGTCGTCGTCGTCCAAGTCTTCATCTTCCGGAGTCCACACGGGAGAAGGCATCGTGATGGTCATTCGTTGACCTTTTTGACGGCAGCCTTTTTGGCAGCAGCCTTCTTCGCTGGAGCCTTCTTTACTGGAGCCTCTTCAGAGTCAATCGCATCCGGCGTAACGTCCGGCGTTACGTCAACAGCAGTGACAGCAGCCCGAGGCGCTGGACGGAGATACCGAAGAGTCACCAACTTGTCGACATTGCGCCAACCAGTGACATCAACAACCGTCCCGGGTTCAATCCAAACGCCTTCGCGTTCAAGACCTTTGCCAACAATGTACTTACCAGCCGAATATTGGGCCATAACTTCCTCCTAGAAAGGCGAAAAGGGTGGACCGAGAATAACCCGGCCCACCCTTCAAACGCATTGATGCTGGATCAGGCGACAGCGGTACCGAAGAAGTAACCGAGGTCCGATCCGACAACCTTGTTGTCAAAAGCGAACTCTGCTTCAACACGGTCCGACTTCAACTGCTCCATGCGGAACTTCGAAACACCGATCGTGGTACCGATGCCACCGGAAACTCCGGTCCAAGCAAAGGTGTAACCGGCGCTCGGGGTCATGAGACCCGGGTTCGGAGCAACGTGGCAAAGAAGTGCAGCCTTGCCATAAGCAAACGAGTAAGCACCCGTCTGACCTTCGTTGTTCGTTGCCCGCACTGCCTTCGCAACGAGGATGCGGTCGACGCCGAAGAGGCGAGCGATCATGTCCTCAGTGATGGCCTGAGCCGAGGTGTACTTGTAACGATCAACGATGTCCGGATGGTTACGCAACTTACGCATAACCTGATAGCCGAGAACAAGAGTGTTCGGCATGAAACCGGTGGTTGAAAGGATGGCTTCCTTGCCCGCTTCGATGTCTTCGATCGGGTCGGAGTTGGTGTAATCGCTCCACTGGTAGAACTGACCTGACGACGGTGAAGAAGAAACACCAGCAACGTCGGTGCCCCAAATTCCGGTACCGAAGAAATCGGTAACGAACTGGATTTCCTGACGAAGAAGCATACGAGAAGTCACGAAATCAGTGGCTTCACGATCAGGGTTGAGCGGGTTGTCGCTGTTCGCACGGGTCTGATCGTCGATGTCCTTGTGGAAACCGAAGACGTCGCATGAGTACGAGTCGGTCGACAGGTTGTAACCGCTACCTGCTGATTCGGTACCCGGGGCTCGGCGCTGGGCCTCGTCACGGAACCAATCATTCTTGGTGTAGGTGAAGTACTTGTTGCTCTTCTTGTCGACAGGCACGATCGGGAAGACCTGCTGTGCGATGAAGTTGCTTTGGGCTTGCTGATACGCCACCGAAATGTTGGTGAGAATCGCATCAATATGGACGTTAGAGATTGTTGGCTGAGGCATTGTTCAGTCTCCGATTAGGATGCGCGGCCGGGGCTTGTGCAGTCGATGATTGCAGACATGATGTCGCCGGACGCTGCTGTAGCGAGCGGAACACCGAGGATGTACTTGGTGGTGTCGGTTCCGGCGGCAAGCGGAGTTGCTGTACCGGTTGACGTGGTGCCAAGAATGAAGTGCGTTCCAAGAGTGATGGTTGCACCTGCCTTCAACTTGCTTCCACCAAGGACAAGAACTTCTGCTTCCTGTCCGGAGGTTGGGTTGTTTTGAAGAACGCCGATCGGAACGTCAGTCGCTGCGGCAACCGCAATGACCTGACCCGAAGAGTTCTGCTTTACAAACGTGTACTGGAGGCTCGAAAGATCCGCACCGGCAACCCGGGTGATCTTGACGGCGTTGTTGCTGTATTCGTATGCCATATCAGGCACCCTTCTCGCTCAGGTAGCGGGTGTACAGGTCGGGGTTGGTGCCCGCGATGTTGACCATTGCCTGCTCGAACGTCGGTGCCCCACCGTCGGCCACAGCGGCCTTGGCAAGAGCGGAGAGTTCTCCGTAGGCGGATCCGGAAGCAGACGCATTCGTCGACTTTCCGATTTCAGCGAAGATGCCAGCCGATTCGGCCTGAGCATTCGCACCGTCAAGAACCGTTTCAACGGCCTTGGCGAGTTCAACGTCAAAGTCTGCAAGACGACGAAGCATCGGGCCAACCTCGTTGGCGTCAATCGCAAGATTGCCCCAACCAGCGGCCTTAGCAATTGCCTGCTCGTCTGCACGGGAGGTGCGCTCTGCTTCAAGCACCGACTCGGTGTAAGCAGCCTTGGCAAGAGCCTGTTCGGCTTCTGCACGGGCATCCGAGATCATCTTGACGATGGGCTCCGGCATTGACTTCAGAAGAGTGTCCGCATCGCTAAGTTCTTCGACCGGTTCACCTTCAAGTTCTTCGATTCGCTCCATCGCCTTGGCGAGAAGTTCCTCAGTTTCGATGAGCGTCTGCTCAATATCTTCGTTCTCCACGAACGTCTCCTGTTCATCGTTGGCCGCAGCCCGGATTCGGTCAAGAACATCAGACACAGCCTGCTGATCCTGAGCCTTCATAACAATCCAGCCTTCTTGAAGGTGGGCTGGGTGGTCAACACCGGAGGTCTCTTCGATACCGAGGTCAACGAGTTTCGGCAACTTTGGCATTGTTTCTCCGAAATAGAAAGGGCCGTCAGGCTTGCCAGTGCGACAAGCGATGACGACCCACGGGTCTCAATGGCTGAAAGGTTATCAGTGCCGCAACCTCGGTCAAGCAACCCCCCTAAGAAATCAATCGGGGGAAACCTGAATGATTGATCGACGTTCAATCGCATAAGGGCGGTCATAGGTGTTGTGTTGCAAATACGTTTGCTCAAACCACAGATGATCCCCGGTGTCTCGGACAAATTTCATGCCCTTTAGTTCAATGAAATAAAGGGTTTCTTCATCGTAGACACAAGCGGCGGCGATGACTTTGTAGAACTCGTCAACTTCCATCCTTGCCCTTCCATTGGCTTGGCCTTGCGTGCCATAAAGCGGCAGCAACAATCGCATAACCGACGATAAGGAACAAGGACGAGATGCCTCTTTGCAGGATCCAGTCGGTCATCGGAGTGCCTTCAGTTCGGCGACGGGTGTTGGATCAAACCACCCGTCCCGCTCAATGACCCTGCCGTTAATGTGAAGTTCGGCGAGTTCAATGAGGTTGAAGTAACCCCATTCTCCGCAACCGGGCAGCAGTTCTGCCCATCCAAAGGCCAAGCCGGTCTCGGGGTCAAGTTCAAAGACGTACCAGTCGGCGTTTCCTGAGAAGAAGTGGAGGTGGGCGATCTTGTCGGCCGTAGGAATTTCCTCAGTCGCATAAAGCGCCGGGATCTTCGCCACTTGCTTCTTTGGTGGGTTGAATCGATGGCCTCGAATCTTGTCAATGGCTTTGATTTCAGGTGTGGTCAGGATTGTGGTCACTGTCTTCCTCCTTAGAAGTGTGGGTCTCGGTAGAGGCGGGCCCGACCGATGTGGAGCCGGAGGCCGTCGTGCTGAAGGCTGCCGAACCGGTCGGCGTAGAAAGCCTCGGCGTAGTCGTAGGGCTCAACGCTCGGGTGGCTGACGTCGATTGTCAAATTGCAACCGAACCCGCCAGTCTCATGACTTTCAATGACGGCCTCGGGTCCAAAGTGGATTCGGGCAGCCTCAACCAATCGCACTTGGCCTTTGCGTTCGCCGGTCTTGAAGAGTACGACCTTGGCGACGACGGCCGGGTAAGTGTCGGATCCGACTCGCACCGTGGCCGGATCTCCGACCTTCGGGATGGTGAGTGTTGCTGTCATTTTGTCCCTTTCTTGGAGGCTCCCTGCCTCCGACTGAAGTGTACCACAACCGTGGTTAGGTGTGGGGATGGTTACCAATTCTCTGAGTTGCCGTAATGATCGTGCTGCATCTTGTAGAGC